ATGGAAGAAGAAAATAAAACTCCAAATTCAGAGATTGAGAAAACTATATCCAACATTATTGAAACTCAAGGTATCGTTGGGAAATCAGAGGCGATTTCAATATTTGAAAAAACAATCAACAAACCATTTGACTATTCTGGATCTTTAAGCTATAATATTAATGCAGGAAAAGTTGTTCCTATTCGAGACGACAGTTACAGAAGCAAAGGCACTGTGATAAAAACTCTTAAATAATTGAGGCAAATTTGTATTTTCAAACACTTGATGATAAAACAGAGTGCGTTGGAGTTTATGTTGATGGAAAACTCAACTTTGACCACATACCAGACAACCTAACAAAAACTTGGAGATACACAGGCTCCGTAAAAGATGAAGACATCCAGTATGCTTGGATTTATGCTGGCGGAGTTGATTTAGAAGGTGCTTGTCCAGAGCATCTGTCTGAACGATTAGACAAAGCGCAACGAAAATTCCGTGCTTTTTTAAAGACGTTTGAGATTGGCAAAATTAACATGCGCGAGCATTGTTTCTTTGACCTTGTTCCAGAAACTTTTTTGAAAGAGTTTTGTGAAGTTAAAAATCTTGTCACACAACACGTATTTGAGCATTATGAAAAGCCAGAAAACTATGACATGCTGGCTTCGTTTGAAAGATTACTTTACAAAATCAAGTATCAGAACCTAAACATCAACATTGATGGTTGTAAGTCGTATTTTCATACCAGTGTTGGTCGTAGGAAGGTTGGTGATTTACTAAAGGGTAGTAATCACATTGATTATAACCTCTTCGGGACTGTTACAGGGCGTTTAACGACCCATAAAAAATCTTTCCCTATACTCACAATGCGTAAAGATTTTAGAGCGCTTATTAAGCCTAAAAATACCGCTTTTGTATCTTTGGATTATAATGGTGCCGAGGTAAGAACTTTTCTTGATCTTTCTGGTATTGAGCAACCAAAGTGTGATGTGCATCAGTGGAATATTGAAAATGTTTTCAATAACAGCATTGATCGTGAGCGCGCCAAAACTAATTTTTTTAGTTGGCTTTACAACCCCGAATCTGACGCTATTTGTTCCGATCTATACAAAAGAGAGAAAGTTCTTGACAAGTGGTACGATGGATGGTATATTAAGACACCATTCAAACGAAAGATAAAAGTGCCTGCAAAAAAAGCCTTAAATTACTTGATCCAAAGCACAACTAGTGATCGTGTATTGATCAGAGCAACTGAGATTGATAGTTTATTAAAAGAAAGAAAAAGCTTTATCTCTCACATTGTTCATGATGAGTTGGTTTTAGACTTTCATGAAAGTGATCGTGATTTACTTCCAAAGATCAAAGAAATTTTTGAAACTGATGGCTTTATGGCAAACATTATGATTGGACCAAACTATCTAGATCTAAAGGATCTGAACGTATGATTTCGATTGTTGGTTTAGGGACTGGCGGATCAAAAATTGCTAAAGAATTTGAGCAATATTCCGTTTATAATGTATATGCCTTGGATTTTTTAGAGAAGTATGAAAAACCAGAAGATTACGAAAAAAACGTGCCTGATTTGCGAGAGCATCTTGTGGATATTGATTCTCACGTCCAGTTTTTTGTTGTTGGATCATCTTACAGTTCAAACTACGCCCTTGGTATTTTAGAGCAGATCAAAGATAAAAAGATTGATCTTATTTACATTAAGCCTGATACCGAGTTACTAGCAGGTGTTCCAAAACTAGTTGAAAGAGCAGCATTCGGCGTCTTACAAGAATACGCAAGATCCGGCTTATTCAACAGTATTACTTTGATCAACAATCTTAGTGTTGAACAAGTCTTGCAGAATGTCCCAATTAAGACCTATTATGATACCTTGAATAAGATGATTGCTTCATCTATTCATTATGTTAACTATTTTGAAAATAGCGATCCTATTATTGGTGTAAAGTCTAAACCACCAGAGGTTGCGCGCATTAGATCTATTGGGGCACTGGACATGGATTCGCTTGAAGAAAAATGGTTTTTTGATCTTGACATTGATCGTGACGTATGCTATTATTTATGTATAAACAATGAGCGTTTAGAAAACGACGGAGGTCTTCACAAGAAATACGTTGAATTATTAAAACAAAAACCAAGAAATGCCTTTAGAAATATTTCGTATGCAATATACGAAACCGAATCAACACAGGACTTTGGCTTTTGCGTTAGCCTAACAAACGCAGTTCAAAAAAACTCTTGACTTTGCTAGTCAAGTGTAGCTACACTTAACGTCAAGTGTAGTAAAATCAGATATCAAGGAATGCTTGGTATACTATAACTTAAAAGGAGATAAAACATGGCTATTAACATGGATCTGATGCGTCGTAAACTTGCTGCTCTTCGTGGAGACACTAAGGGTGATACCACCAGCGTGTGGTTTAAGCCAGAGGAAGGAGATACGGATATTCGTATTGTCCCGACTAACGACGGTGACCCGCTTAAGGAAATGTTTTTTCATTACAATGTAGGAAATCACAAGGGTGGTGTTCTTTGTCCAAAGCGTAACTTTGGAGAGAGTTGCCCGATTTGTGACTTTGCTTCTTCGCTTTGGCGAGAGGGTGTAGACAATAATGACCAAGAGAGCAAGAACCTTGCCAAGTCGCTCTTCGTTCGCACTCGCTACTTCTCACCTGTCGTGGTGCGCGGCAGAGAAGAGGAAGGCGTGAAGGTTTACGGCTATGGTAAGCAGGCTTATGAGCTTCTTCTTGGCTACATTCTTGACCCAGAGTATGGTGATATCACTGACATTAACGAGGGTACTGATATCGCCCTTACTTACACGAAGCCCAACAAGCCTGGGGCTTTCCCACAAACGAGCCTAAAGATGCGTCGTAATACCTCTACCCTCTTGAAGGATCCAGAAGCCATCCCTGGTGTCTTGGATCGTATGCCCGACTTTGACTCTCTATTCGAGCGTCTTACTACGGCACAGGTAGACGCAATCCTCGAAGAGCAACTCGCCGGCGACAGTTCAGCCGAGGACCGCTCACACGAGACCACCAAGTACAATGTCCCATCGGGTAAGAGCGATGTAGACCGTGCTTTTGATGAACTAATGGGTGGCTGAAAAGGGCTCTTTATAAATCCGCTGGCAGACCGGAAAAAGTCTGCCTTTTTTATTTGAGGTATTATGAAGACACCATTGAGATACCCTGGTGGTAAGACAAGAGCGATCAAAACTCTTATAAACTATATTCCAGACGATTGTGAAAAGATCTGCTCACCTTTCCTTGGCGGTGGCTCATTTGAGCTATCATTAGCAGAGAAAGGCAAAAAAGTCTATGCTTATGATGCTTTTTATCCTTTGTATAACTTTTGGAACAATCTTCTTACAAACAAAGAAGAACTAGTAAAGTGCGTTCGTCAGATTCATCCCCTCACAAAAGAAAGATTCAAAGAGTTTCGTAAGCAACTAAAAGATTATGAGAGCGGCTTTGATGTAGAGATGGCTGCTGCTTACTTTGCTATCAATCGTTCCAGTTTTTCTGGTGCTACTCTTTCTGGTGGGTTCTCCCAACAAGCGGCTGATGGTCGTTTCAACGAGAACAGCATCAAAAGATTAGAAAATTTTGTTGAACCTAACCTAAATGTGGGTTTTTTGAGTTTTGAAGATTCTATTGTAAAACATCCAGATTGTTTTTTGTATCTTGACCCTCCATACTACCTTGAAGACAAAAGCAAACTTTATGGTAAAAACGGAGACATGCATTTAGGCTTTGATCATCAACTTTTGTGTGATCTGCTGAAAAACAGAGATAACTGGTTATTGTCTTATAATGATTGTGAGGTGATTAGAGAGTTATACAAGGATTTCAAGATTATTGAAGCAAGTTGGGCTTACGGAATGAATAAGAGTAAAAAATCATCAGAAATACTGATTATCGGTTGATCTGTGAGCACTCACTATGGTATAATAAGAAAACTAACAAAGGAGTGATCTATGGTAAAAAAGCCTGTTGAACGCTTGATTGCTGCATCGGCAATTCAAGCCGGCTTAAATTATGATGAGGTGAACGTTTTATTGGAGAGTGCCGGATTCATTATGATGAACAAAGCATCATATGATATGGTAAAAAACCAATATATTCCATCTATTCAGGATAATAACACAACCTATACTATGAGAGAGCATATTTTTAAACCTCGACGTTACAAACTAACAAAGGAGTAATCTATGGCAAAAGCCAAGGCGCAAGCTAAATCCGGTCGTGTTTCTATGCAGGACCTATTGAAAATCGTAAATAAAAAGGCTGGTAGGACGGTAGCCCACGATCTTACTGGCGATAATCCAACACAGGTAAAGGAGTGGATTCCAACGGGCTCTCGCTGGCTTGATTCTATTATTTGTAAGGGTCAACTTGCCGGTATCCCAGTAGGCAAGATTACAGAGATTGCCGGACTTGAAGCAACTGGTAAGTCTTACATGGCAGCACAGATTGCTGCTAACGCCCAGAAACAGGGCAAGATGGTTGTTTATTTTGATTCCGA